TGGGGCAACACCATCGGCAAGCGCCTAGTGCTGAACACCAAGAAGAATTTCGAGTGCCTAAACGACGCCTTGGCGGCGCACCGAGTATCGCGCGCCGACCGAGCGGACTTCGACTTCGCCGAGACCCTCGGGCTGATCCGGGCCGCGAAGTCCGCAGGTTACCTACCCGAGGGCGCGCCGGGCACAGCACAGGGCCTAGTGACAAAGGAGCAATTCTATGCCAGCCTCGATGAAGAGCCGTCCAGGCTCCAGCAATCCCTCCTCGAAACAGTCCTCGTCGAAAGCATCAAGCTTGCCTATCAAGGGAAAATTGATTTCGACGATCAGATTTACATGTCCACACTGTACGGCGGTGCATTCCCTCAGTTTCCCCTCGTTCTGGTCGATGAAGCACAGGACCTATCGCGCCTTAATCGTAGAATGCTTGGGCGGCTGGTCCGGAAGCGTGTTATTGCGGTTGGAGATCCATGGCAGTCAATATACGCTTTTCGAGGGGCGGATACTCGGTCAATGCAATCCCTCCGAGAAGAGTTTTCAATGGATGAACTCACGCTGTCGATTACGTTCCGGTGCCCTAAGTCTATCGTCAGTCGAGCGCGAAACCGTGTACCGCACTTTCGATGGAGTGATTGGGCCGCAGATGGTGAAGTACGAGAATATCGAGAGTGGTCCTGCGCCGACATCCCCGACGGCGCGGCCATCATCTGCCGCAACAACGCCCCGCTCTTCAAGCTCGCGCTAACGCTCCTACGGAGTGGTCGTGGGTGCCAGCTTGTCGGCGCGGACATTGGCCCGGGGCTCGTGAAAATCCTACGCAAACTCGGCCCCGAGTCCATGAAACAAACGGAGGTTCTCGATGCGATCGACCAGTGGGAGGAGCAAAAGCTCGCGAAAAGCCGAAGTCCCGGTAGCACCACCGATAGAGCTGAGTGTCTCCGTGTCTTCGCCTTACAGGGATCAGTGTTATCCGAAGCTATCAGCTACGCAGAACATCTTTTTGCGTCCAAAGGACCCATCCAACTTCTCAGCGGTCATAAAGCTAAGGGTCTTGAATGGAGTCACGTCTTTCACTTGGACCCCTGGCGAATCCCCTCCAAGTTCGCCGAAGGCGAAGAGGCCCTTGAGCAAGAGCTAAACGTCCGTTACGTAATCGAGACCCGGCCGAAGGCCTTCCTCGGCCTCATCAACCTCAACCAAATGGCCGAACTCGCGCCGAAGGAGGTCGCATGACCAACCCCATCGCCGAGTTCTTCGAGGCCGCCCGCCGAGAGGGCGCGGTCATCGGGCCTTTCGCGTCCAGGCGAGACGCCCAGATGTTCCGGTCCCGCGCGAACACCTACCGCCGGAACGCCCGGCGCGAGGGCGACCACGGCCTAGACCACTTAGTCATGCGGATCACCCAGGACCACCGGATCGTCGCCGCGCCGCTTGCGGCCCCGCCGATTCGCGCGCTTGAGCCGGGCGATTTCGCTTGACGGGACCGCGATAGCGTGGCACCATACCTTTGACGGGCGCACACCCCGTTAACCTTTACAACCATTCCAAAGGAACTTCGTTCATGCCAACCATTCTGATCCAGGGCCTGGAGTTTTCCGTTCCGGCCCCCTACGTTGCCGGCGCGCACGAACTCACCGAGGGCGAAGCCAAGACGCTGAACCAGACCCTCGCGGAGAACGTCCGCAACAACTTTGCCAAGCGCGTGACCGCGGAGAAGGAGACCGCCGAACGCGAGGGCCGCGAACCTGCGATCAACGCCCTGCAGGCCGACCTCGACGCCTACACTGACGCCTACGAATTCGGCGTCCGCCAGGGTGGCGGAGGTGGCGGTGGCCGCACTGCCGACCCGGTCGGGGTCGAGGCCATGGAACTCGCACGCGCCGACGTTCGCGCCGCGCTGGTGAAGGCCGGCAAGAAGCTGAAGGACTACAAGGCGGCGGTGATCTCCGAGGCCGCGAAGAAGCTGGTCGACTCCAAGCCGCGCTACCGTGAACTCGCGGCGGAGCGTGTCGCCCAGATGCAGGAAGCGGCCGAGGCCAGCATGGCCGACGTCATGGCGGTCGTGGACTCGGTGCCGGCTGCGGCCTAAGTCGGCCCGAGGGGTCCCGCCCATGATGGAGCAATGGCCGCTAGGCTATCATGGGCGGGGGAACCCCGGTGCTTGACTTTTTCTACGAGGCCCTAGCCTCCGACCACGGAGTAGAGATTGCAACCCCCGACCCGGCGCGCTTGCGCCAGCAACTCTACCCCATCAGAAAGCAGGACCCTATGTTCGAGTGCCTGTCCCTCGTGGTCCCCGCGAAGCCCGGGGTTCTCTGGATTGTGAAACGGAGGCAGCCATGACCGAAACCATACCTGACGAGGTGATCGAGAAGATGGCGGATCAGTTCTACGAAGAGCGGGTCGTGGACGGTCACTGGAAAATCATGGCTCACGATTGGCAGGCACTTCAAGACCTCACGGAAAAAATGCGCGCCGCCCTCAAGGCAGCCGAAGCTGTGGGCTGGGTGATGGTGCCCGTGAAGGCGACAGACCACATGGTCAACAAAGGGTACGAAAAGGCTAACAGCATTGGGCCGAACGTATTCGGTGCCATTCCTGACACAGCATGCGATTTAGCATACCGCGCCATGATCGCTGCCCGACCGAAGGTGCCCCATGCCCAAGACTGAAACCGAGGCCGTCGAGCCCAAGCTCATCCGGCTTTTCGCCGGGGACTTCGAGCGCCTCGCGTCCCTCTACCCGCACGTTTCGACCGCAAAGGTCATCCGGAACCTCGTTCGCGCGCATATCCTCAAGGTCGAGGACCGGGCGCGCGTGGTGCGCGCGAAACCTACGGAGGTAGATTTGGGAGGGCTCATCGATGAGTGATCTCGACGAACTCTTCTCCCGCGACCCGCTTAAGCTCTCCGACCAGGACCTCGACCTCATCATCGTCAAGGTCCGGTCCCAACTCGCCCAATTCAACCTCGATGGGAAGTCCCAGCGCCCGACCAAGGCGAAGGTGAAGAAGTCCCTCGATGAGCCGAAGAAGGCGAAGCCCTCGCAGATTGACCTGAGCGAGATTGGGCTAGAGTAACCATGGCCGAAGACGTCTACGGCGGCATCTCGCCCTTCATCCCCGGCACGCGCATCCAGTACGTGTGGGACTCGACGTCTCTTGGGATGCTCAAGACCTGCGCTCGCCTGTACCAGTACCAAATGATCGAAGGGTGGACCACGCGCCATGCCTCAGTGCATCTCAAATTCGGCATTCTCTACCACTCCGCCCTCGAACGCTTCGACCGGCTCCGCGCCGACGGGCTCTCCTACGAAGACGCTGTGCGCGGTACGGTGCGAACTCTCCTCGAGTCGACCTGGGAACGGACGGACGCTTCGCACGATCCGGCTGGTGTGGAAATACCGGCTCGATCCGCCCCGTGGGAATCGGGCGACTCGTACAAGAACCGAGCGACCCTTCTTCGGTCAGTCATTTGGTACTTGACGGAGTTCAAGGACGATCCCGCCGCGACAATTCGGCTGGCGAACGGGAAGCCGGCGGTGGAACTATCGTTCAAGATGGAGCTAGACTATGGTCCTAGCCTTGGATATCTCGGTTATGATTCCTCTGTTGGGAATGTTAATCAGCCTTATATACTTAGCGGCCATATTGATCGGCTGGTTACTTTCCAGGGCGGTGTCTACGTCACGGACAGGAAGACGACGAAGTCGGCCCTCGGCTCCCACTACTTCGACCAGTACACCCCCGACAACCAAATGACCCTCTATTCCCTCGCGGCTCAGGTGGTGTACCACGCCCCGGTAAAGGGCGTCATCATCGACGCGGTGCAGATCGGTGTGGGCTTCGCGCGATTCGGTCGGGGCTTCGCGTATCGCACGCCAGCGCAACTCGACGAGTGGCTCGCCGACACCCGCATCCGCTTGCGCGAAGCGGAGGGCTACGCCACAGACCACTATTGGCCCCAAAATGATAAGGCCTGTAGCATGTATGGCGGATGCCCGTTTCGGGAAGTTTGCAACAAAGATCCCAGTGTTCGTAAGAACTTCCTTGCCGGGAACTTCGAGAAGAACTACTGGAATCCCAGAAAACAAAGGTGAAACTCTATGCCTCTACTTTCTGAACACCGTGCCTGGAAAAATCCGATGATCCCGCGATTTCTTAAATTCGTTGATAAGAGATCGAACGGTTGTTGGCACTTCACTGGATGTAAAGACAAAAAAGGCTACGGAAACTTTAGTGTGGCTCATGCTACTAGTAAACTTGCACATCGGGTTTCCTTTGAAATATTTAACGAGATAAAAATTCCGACGTCTTCTTTGTTTGTCTGTCATAAATGCGATAATCCTAGCTGTGTAAATCCGGCGCATTTATTCTTGGGCAGTAACACAGATAACATGCGAGATGCCCGCATGAAAGGACGTAAGTTAGGACGCAAAGCGAAACTGAGTGAAAATGATTATGAGAAAATCTTTGTAGAGGTGCAAAAGAAAACACCTTACAAGGACATTGCGTTTATGTATGGAATCACACTCGGTCACGTAACCTGGGTAAAACAGAGGATGACGCAAAATGCCGCTCGCAAGTGACCACAAGGCCGATGAATATGTTAAACTGCTTGGAGTGGGCGATAGTGGCACCGGGAAGACGGGGTCTCTTGTCTCTCTAGTGAAGGCTGGTTACAAAATCAGATCACTCGATTTCGACAATGGGATCGCACCTTTGATCGCCCAAACTAAACAACAGTGCCCGGAGAAACTTGGCAATATTCACTTCATTGCGGAGGGACTTCGAGATAAGTTTAAGCCGGGTCCCGGAGGAGCCATGCTTCCGGATGGTCCAGTTCGTGGCTTTACTAATGCTATTGGACTACTGGATAAATGGATTGAGAAAGACGAAAAGGGCAATGTCATAATTGACTATGGAGCACCTCGCACATGGGGACCGGACACGATCCTAGTTCTCGACACCTTGACGTTCCTGTCGGACGCGGCGTTCAATTGGGCGACCGCGATGAACCCTGGAGCAAAGGACCCCCGCCAGTGGTACAAAACCGCTCAAGACGCAGTCTCTCATATGCTCGGGCTCTTGTCGAGTGCCGACTTCAAAACCAACGTCATAGTCTTCGCGCATGTAAAATATATGGATCGGCCGGACGGCAGCGTAAAGGGGTATCCCACTTCGGTGGGTTCTGCCCTTTCACCCGAGATCCCTGCGTATTTCAACTCAGTGGCGCTCTATCAAACTGTCGTCGGCGGCCGGCGGACGATCAGGACCCAGGCCACGGCCCTGATCGACCTGAAGAACCCCGCCAGCTTCAAGATGGCCCCGGAGTTCGACCTGAACGAGGGCCTCGTGAAGTTTTTTGAAACCCTGAAGGGGCCTTTGCCCAAGGAGGTGCCAACCAAATCCTGACGTGCCTACCCACACCTATACCTAAGGAACCAAACCTATGGCTAATTTTGCATCAGTGCTCGATCGCAAGTCCGCCGAAATCGAGAAGCCCAAGCCGTACCCGGTCGGGGGCCTCGTGATCCAGCTCGGCCAGTTCAAGGAAGTCGAGATGGGGAAGGACAAGACGCCGGCCCTGGAGTTCGAGTCGGTCATTCGGGACGTCATGCCCGACGTTAACATGGCTGACTACGGTGGGACCGTCGTCGGCAAGCCCTACCGCCTGCGGTTCTTCCTCACCGAGGACTCCGCGTGGCGCTTGGACGACTTCCTGACCAAGATCCTCCAGATCCCCGACGACGGTTCGTCCCTCCGTCAGCGCCTCGCGCAGGCCCCTTCGCGCCTCTGCGTGGTGAACAACAAGCACCGGCCCTCCGCCGACGGCTCGGCCGTCTACAACGACCAGGGCACGTTCGCCCCGGCACCGTAGCGCAAGGTAGCGTGGAGCACAGGGCGCAGGTAGCGCCCGCTTTTATCGGAGACCATTATGCTTTGGGTTCTTTTCGTCGTTTCGTGGGGTTATTCTTCCTCGGTAACTTCACACGAGTTCAACACTGAAGCTGCCTGTAAACAGGCTATTGTGGGGATGGCAAAAGCGTATCCCCGCGCAAATACTTTTTGCGTTCCGAAGGGCCAGTAATGACCTCCGGCACCTTCGAGTACATCCCCCTGTCCTCCGTCCGCATCGACCGCGCTTCCCGCCAACGCAAGGAGGTCGGCGATGTTAGCGAACTTGCTGATTCTATCCGACGTCTTGGTCTTATCCATCCTATCGTGGTTGATCGTAGGCTATTTCTTATTGCTGGCGAAAGACGTCTGGAGGCGCATCGTCTCCTTGGCCTCGATTCTATCGCGGTACAGTGGGCGGACGACCTCTCGCCATCGGACCGACGCGCGATCGAACTCGAAGAAAACGTAAAGCGCAAGGACATCTCCTGGCAGGAACAATCCCTCGCGATCCGCGAGTATCATGAGTTCCGCCGGGCGGCCGACCCCTCGTGGAGCGAGCGCCAAACCGGCGACGCCCTGGGCTACGCCCCGAACTCCATCTCCAAGTTCCTCGGGGTCGGTGCAGGACTGGCCTCTGGCCATGCCCGAATTACCGAGGCCCCGAGGTTCTCGACCGCTGTCGGCATCATCGAGCGGGAGCGCAGCCGGGCCGATGCGGCGAGCCTCGCGGCTATTGCGGAGATTGAGGAGACACCGGATGCTGAGGATTCCATCATTAACACCGATTTCATCACTTGGAGTGAAACCTATGAAGGACCAAAGTTTAACTTCATTCACTGCGATTTCCCCTACGGAATCGATGCGGATTCATTTAACATGGGAGGGGCGCGATTGCACGGCGGATATGAAGACACTCATGAGTATTATGACACTCTTCTCGACACTCTTGGAAGACAAATGGAACGTATCATGGGCGCTTCTGCCCACTGCATCTTCTGGTTCTCCCCCAAGCACTACACCTACACCTACCAGCGCCTAGCCGCCCTGCCGGGTTGGACCTTCGACGAGTACCCACTCGTCTGGCACAAGACCGACAACACTGGTATCGTCCCCCGACCGCACCATTCGCTCCGGCGAATCTACGAGACCGCGTTCTTCGGCTGGCGAGGGGACCGGCGCACCGTCCGCGCAGTCGGCAACACCTTCGGCGCACCCACCGAGCGCGACATCCATATGTCGGTCAAGCCCCAGGCGATGCTGGAGCACTTCTTCTCCGCCATTGTCGATACCAACACCCTCATGCTCGACCCGACCGCCGGGAGCGGCAGTGCGCTGCGCGCGGCACTGGCCTTGGGCGCAAAGCGCGTGGTCGGGCTGGAGATCAACCCTGAGTTCGCAACCGCCGCAAATGAGCGGCTAAGGAGGACACGATGAGCACGAAGAAAATTCTCGACGCCAGGGCGAAGACGCACGGCTCTTTCGAGGCGAACGCCCAAATGTCACAGGCGATCAAAGAACTTATCGCCACGGGCGATGCTTCGCTAACCGACACCCAGCGCGAAGCCATCGACATGATCGCACTCAAACTCAGCCGCATTGCCACCGGGAATCCCAACGTCCGTGACCACTGGGACGACATCGCCGGCTACGCCACTCTCGTCGCGAACACCCTGGAGGACTAGGTGCGAATCCTAAAGAAGGATAAACCAGCCTTGCTTGCACGTATAGATCAATTACGTGCAAATGGTTTTAATATCACTCAGGTTTCTGAAATGTTAGGCATGGCGCGACATAAGGTTGCTTGCCTCGCCTATCGTAATGGAATTACTGGATGGAAAATGGGAGCGGCCGCACGTAATCAGTATGGTCCGATGAATCCCAATTATAAAGGCGGCGATTCACGAGCGTCGATAAATAGACTAACTAAGAAACTTCTTACGGAAGTTGGACGAGACTTATTTAAATGCGAACGTTGTGGTAC